ATTTAATCCAGAAGGAGATTTACTATGTCTGGTATGAATACTGGCAACTCCACTCTTCTCACACGCCAAGAGATTTGGTCTCGTGACTTGAAGGAGTCGCTTCAAGACGAACTTAGTGCTACTAAGTATGTAGACACTATCGTCGACTTCCCTGATGGTGATACGTTCACTATCCCTTCCATCGGTGATCCACAGGTGGATGACTACGTGGAAGATACTGCTGTAACCTACCGTCCATTGGACACTGGTGAGTGGCAGTTCACCATTGATGAGTACATTCAAAGTGCTACTCACATCTCTAACAAAGCCATGCAGGATGCTTTCTATTCCAGTCAGCTGATGGCAGGGTTCGTTCCTAAACAGCATCGCGCTATCATGGAACACTTCGAGACAACCATCTTGGAGAAACCTGAGGCTATCTACGCCGCTAACGGTCAAGGTGTTATTAACAGTGCAGCTCACCGTATGGCAGGTGGCAATGCTGGTCAGATCGAACTAGCCGACTTTGCGTATGCTATGTATGCGTTGAAGAAAGCCAATGTTCCTCAGACTAACATGGTTGCTATCGTTGACCCGTCTGTTGAGTTCTTGCTCAGTACTCTCTCTAACTTGGTGTCTGTCTCTGACAACCCTCGTTGGGAAGGTATCGTAGCTGACGGTATCTCTACTGGTATGAAGTTTGTTAAGAACGTGTACGGCTTCGATGTCTACACCTCTAACTACCTGCCATCCATTACTGACAATGCTCTCCCTGAGCGTGACCAGTCCACAACCAAGGACTATTCTTCGGTAAATGGTAAGGCTAACTACTTCTTCTCAGCTGCTGGAGATGTGCTTCCTTGGAAAGCTGCTTGGCGGCAGAACCCTACCGTCGAGTCTGAGTATAACAAGGACCACCAACGCACCGAGGTAGTTACCACTGCTCGTTATGGCGCTAAGCTGTACCGTCCAGAGAACATGGTTACTATCGCTAACCTTCCATCCGTAAGCTAAGGAGGAACCTATTATGGCTTGGACTAATGAAGATGGTCTCGACATTCACTTCGGGACTGACCGCGCAGCTGTTAACAAGACAGGTAACACTTCGGAGGGTATCGTAAAGACACTCATCGTGGATGTTGACTGGACTGACATTACAGCAGCTGCTTCACACATTGCTAACCAGTCTACGCGGGATGCTTTCATTCCTGCTGGTGCCTACATCAAGGCTGCTACCTTCAGTGTCTCGGAGGCTTGGACCTCTGCTGGTGCTGGTACCCTGACTATCGGGGTATGTCAAAGTGACCAGACTGTTATTGATGCTGATGGTATTGATGCAACTGTCGCTGTTACAGCTATTGACGCTGTAGGTGACCAAGTTCTCTGCGATGGTGCCCTTGTTGGTGGTCTCGTATCTGTCGGTACTGCCGATAGTTATGTGTACTTCACTACTGGTACTGCTGCTTGGACTGCTGGTACAGGCCGCTTGGTGATTGAGTATATCATCGACGGTGTGTAATAACTAAACTAACAGGGGGTCCTTTAGGTAGGGCCTCCTAACTAATTCTTTAAGAGGAGATAACTTTGGGTACTATCCAACATAGTTCTTTAACTACCACAGATTTACATGAACCTAAGGGTGTTTCAACTGCTACTGTAGATCATATCTACCTAGCTGATGGATTGGGTAGTGGTGCATGGGTTAAACAGAAATCCCATATCGGTGGCTATGTTTCTTTTGACTCAAGCACACCAGCCTATTCATTAGCTACTGGCGGTACGTCTGATGTTGTGATCAACCCAACCTTTGTAGGGGTACATGCTGAGAACTTCACAGCGCAAACATCTCCTAACGATAGATTTAGGTATGACGGAACACCAGATGTTCACGCCTTCGTAAACTTTAACTGCTCTATGAAGCAATCTTCTGGTGGTACGATTGACGTTGAGTTTGTCGTTTACAAGAATGGAGTAGCTCAAGAAGGTAGTAGGGTAGTCAGGTCAGCAACCTCTGGCGCTTGGGGTAATGTGTCTTTAGATTTTGATATTATCATGTCTACGAATGATTACTTAGAGTTTTTCACCAAAACCCCAGGCGGTGCTGCTACGATTCTTTTTGCTCAAGCGTATGCAGCTGTGCAAGCTACTGCGGGGTTATAAGGTATGAAGAAAACCTTACTTGAGATGACACAGAATATCCTTAGTTCTATGGACTCTGAGGATGTTAACTCTATCGGTGATAGCCTTGAGGCTCTACAAGTTGTAGATATCATAGAGACGGTATACTTCGATATCATAGCTACTAGAGAGATACCTGAACATAGGGAACTCCTCAAACTAACAGCCTTGAGTGACTCCAACTATCCTACCCATTTTTCATACCCAACCAACCTTAAAGAGATTGTACGTCTAGCCTATAAGGACAGTGATGGGTACTACAGAGAAGTAACGTGGTGTAATCCTCTAGACTTCCTTAACCGTATTGATGGAGTACAGAGTGACTATGACCAAGTTTCTGACAAGAATGGTGGAACGACTCTCCGTATCACTAATGATGAGATGCCTTCCTTCTACACTTCTTTTGATGATAAGTATGTCGTACTAAACGCCTATGAGAGTACAGTAGAGGCTACACTACAAGAGAGTAAGGTAAGAGCCTTCGGGACTAAGTACCCAACCTTCGATAAGAATGACGATGCCTTTGTCCCTGACCTAGACGCCTCTATGCTCCCTTACTTCTTGGCTGAAGCTAAGTCGATGTGTCAGTCTCTCCTCAAAGGTGGCAGTGACCCTAAGGTAGAACAGTCAGCACGTAGACATAAGAGCTTCTACCAAACAGCTTTATTTCACACTAAACAAGCTAATAAGTGGTCGAACTACGGCAGAGGAAAATAACCATGGATATAACTGTTAAAGAATACCTAGACGATAACGGTAAAGCTAGCCTTGATGTTAAGTCTGAGAAGACTACTAAAACATTCACAGTCTATAAACCTGAGGGAGGGTTCCCTTTCTATGCTGTGCGTATTAAAGGTGGTGGAGTAATCCCTAAAGAACTCTCAGGTCAGTATACTAAACTGGCATGGGCTAAGGATGCTCTCCTACATTATCTAGAGAATATGAAGATGACCTCAGCTACAGAGAGAGATATCAAAGCAGCTAAGAGACCTAAACCTACTAAGCAAAGAGTTCCTAGTAAGTAATGCCTCAGCAGAGCACACAGAGACCTACAACAACCTTTACCAAGGGGTTGGTCACAGAGGCTGGAGAGTTAACCTTTCCGCCTGATGCTTCTGTGGATGAGCTTAACTGCTCTCTCGAAAGGGATGGTAGTAGGTCTAGGAGACTAGCTGTAGAGTATGAGACTGGGTATTCCCTATCTAGTTCTTCCTACTCTCCTTATCAATTGGTTCGTACTCTCTCATGGGAGAATGTAGGTGGTGTAGCTGGTAGAGAGTTTGCTGTAGTTCAGATAGGTTCTGATGTCATCTTCTATGATAAGTCTGGTACCCCTCTCAGTGGTCAGGCAGTACCTGTCAGTACGTCTGATAGTACTACCTACTCCTTGGACTTGACTACGTACGAGAGGCCAGGCTCCCTAGGTGCAGCCCTTGAACCTATACAAGTAACTAGTATTAATGGTGCTCTAGTTGTGTCTTCCCCTGAGATTGATATTATTTATATCGAGAGGGATGAGACTACTGAGGCCTTCACTGTGAGCACTATCAGCTTTAAAGTTAGAGACTTTGAGTGGCAAGGAGATAAGTCTACCTATGATGAGGAACTAACTACAGGTTCAGTAAGTGTAGACAGAAAGTACGACACTAAGAATACTGGTTGGGTTGGTACTAAAGGTGATGCTGCCTTGACTACCTACGAGACTGCTAATACGGCTTACCCAGCCCTTACACATCCTTGGTACTCAGGTAAGAATGCTACTGATGACTTTGATGAGCCTGCATGGCAGAAGGTGTACTCAGGCTCAACACTTATTGTTAATGGACATTATATCCTAGACCTATTCGATAAGGATAGAGAGACAGCTTCAGGTCTTACAGGTGTTACAACGTCTACTGAAAGCTCTAGGTTTAAAGCTGTAGCTACCTATGCTGGTAGGGTATTCTTCTCAGGTTTAGAGTCTAAGAAGAATGCTTCTAAGGTTTACTTCTCTCAGTTGGTGGAGGATATAGAATACATTGGTGATTGCTACCAAGTTAATGACCCTACCTCTGAGGAATTGTCTGACCTACTAGACACTGACGGTGGATATATCTCAATCCCTGAGGCCCATAACATTAAACACCTCCATGTGTTTGGCACTAAGCTGCTAGTCTTTGCGGAGAATGGTGTATGGTCAGTAGGTGGTGTAGATGATGTCTTCAGAGCTACAGCCTTCTCAGTTGATAAGATATCTTCTGTAGGTATTATTAATGAAACATCCTTTGTAAGTGCTGATGGTCGTCCCTACTGGTGGTCGGCTACTGGGATACATACTATAACCCCTAACGAGACTACAGGTATGTTAGGAGAACAGAACCTCAGCCTAGCAACTATCCAAACCTTCTGGAATAACATTGGAACAGAGGGGAAGAATGAAGCTGTAGGTGAGTATGATGCTGTTAACAGGCAGGTCCTCTGGTTCTATAACACTGATGGAGTAGGTGAACCATACAAGTTTAACGGTGTCTTAGTCCTTGATGAAGTACTAGGAGCATTCTATCCTTGGACTATTAGCGATGAAGCAACCTCTACTAGTTTCATTATAGGTACTTCATTCTTCAGGGGTACTGGTGCTGGTACTATTGACTACACCGTTATTGATGAAGATGGTAATACTGTCCTAGATGGTAATGGCGATACTGTTATTGTATCTCAAACCAAGAGCACCTTCAATAGTGACTCGGAGATTAAACTACTAGTCATGGATGGCGGCACTAACAAACTAACCTTCGCTGGGTTTACAGGTACTAGCTTCCTAGACTGGGGTACAGCTGACTACTCTTCTTATGCTGAGGCTGGGTATGACTTCCTAGGTGACCTAACCCTAAAGAAGAATGCACCCTATATAACAACCTATCTACGTAGGACTGAGACTGGTTGGACTGGTAATGAGACTGATGGGTATGCTCCTATACGTCCTAGCTCCTGTAAGGTATCAGCCTTCTGGGACTTCAAGACTACCTCCTCTAGTACAGCCCAACAAACGTACAGACTTAAACGTACCTCTGTTGTTGACCCTGACGACCTAGCAACCTTCGACTACCCAACTACTGTCGTTACTGCAAGACTTAAGTTACGTGGTAGAGGCAGGTCTGTAAGACTTAAGTTTGAGAGTGAGACTGGTAAAGACTTTAACCTACTTGGGTGGGATATGGTTGGCGCTAGGAACACTTCACTATAAGGATATAATATGGCACTTCCATTACTAGCTGTACTAGGACTAGCCGCAAGCGTGGTTGGCACTATTAGTTCTATCTCAGCTCAGAGAAAATCAGCTAGGGCGCAGGAACAACAACAAACTCTAGCTGCAGCACGTAGTCGTAGACAAGGTATCCGTGAGGCTCAGATCAAGAGGTCACAGGCTGTAGCGTCAGCTCAAGGTGCAGGTGCCATAGGGTCCTCAGGAGCTATCGGTGGTATAGGCTCCCTTGGCTCACAGCTTGGAGCTGACATGGGGTTTGGTACGAGTATGTCCAGTCTATCGGGTATTATATCGAAGCAGAACCAGAGGGCACAGATGTGGGGAGGTGTGGCTGATATAGGTAGCTTAGCCTTCAAGGCAGGTGGTGGCCAAGCAGGTCTTTCTAGCTTCTTCAAAGAAGGATAACAACCTTAATGGTTACTAGATCACTTCCAAGGCTTCAGGTAAACGTACTAGGGGAAGAACCCCCTACATCTATGCCTTGGCTTACTCAGCCTTCTGAGGCCACCCCTCCAGTACAGGGCATCTATACCATTGGTCGTATCTCTCAGGATGCCTCCATTGTGGTTGATCCTGTAGAGGTTCCAGATAGTTACTCAGTCCTTGACTCTAGCATAGCTGAGGGTGCATCCCTTGAGGCTATCCAAGAGGCTCAGCAGAAGAATATGGAGATACGTAATGCTGTAGCGTATGCCTCTAACTTCTCAGCTGTCGATACTGCCTTAGCTCAAGACCCCGTGGTAGCCTCTGAAGTATTCAAGATACAGACTAGGTTTGGTAGAGCACAAGAAAGTCTTATGGACTATGCTGAAGAAGCCATGGATGATGGCACCTTCGGTAAGATCATGGAGTTTGCTGACATGTTGGTTTACTTCACACTAGACGACATCTTAGCAGCCCCTAGGGCCTTATCAGGCGAGGGTGGTACAGCTACTGAGATTAGCGAGATTTACCTTGAAGCTGCCTCTACTATGTCAGACGTAGAGTTTGATG